TTACTTGAAGTTAAAGGCATCTGGATGGTTTTGAAGGCTGCCACTTAGAGCAGCAAAAAGGACCGTCTTACCATCTATCGAGATATCACTTCCGGAATTCAGCCACACCAATTTCTGCTTATTTTCTTCTCCAGATTGTTTAGAAAACACCCCTGACATGCTCTTGCTATCTGGTGCGTACAAGATCGCAATTTGTTCTGCTGCACAATCATGGGGTTTGCAGGCAGAAACAACCTGGTAGGTTTTATTGTCCAAGGTTACCTTGGTCGCTGGTGTACTGGTTCCGCCTTTCATCACCCAGTCCGGCAGGTTATGATCCTTCGACATCTCATGAAATGCTTTACTGGTTTCACTATCCGTCGCCAGACTGCTTACTGTCATCTCAGTTTGCGCATAGGCAGCAGTTGCAGTTAACAGGGATAAAGTTGTCACAATTAGCTTAAGCATATGTTTTCCTCTAAAAGTTAAAGCTCCAGCTTAGGATAATGTCAAAAGAAAGTACTGCATTTGCACATATCTATAGTGGATGTACTTTATATAAATTTCAATAAACCAAAAATCAATGAATACTTTATTTTAGGCTCATTCCGATATGAATTTCGGAAATATTCTAATAAAGCCAGCAAAGACATTAAATTACGTCTAATGTGCTTGTATTAATCACTAACTAAGATAATCCTAAAGTTATCGCTTATGTTAACATTTGGCAGAGTAAGCATTCGCATACTTATATCCTTCCACAATTCTTCAAGCGCTCGTATTTGGCTTTCAAAAGCTCTGCCGGTGTCGGCCCCTTAGGCGATACTGGTGAGGGCAACGCCCGCCGAACAGGCGGAATTGGCTGCCCGGCCAGCACACGCTTTTCCCACATATCCAGAATTTCGCCAGCTTCACGCTCAAGTTCTTTCTGACTCAGTTGGCCATCAGTTCCGCGACGCCGCAGTTCCAGACAGATGTGGTAAAAAACCGGCTTTGGCCAGGGATACTGCTCACTGCTCGGGTACCGAAACACCAACTTTCGCCACTTCCAGTATTCAGCCATTACGTCAGCGGTGGTGATCCCCAGCACGCAGCGCTCTTCCCTGCACCACTTGATGAACTGGCCTGGCGAAGGCAGGAACGGGCGATCCTGGCGACGCACCATGCGCATACCGGCCTCAACCTGCTCCATGGTGGTTATCCCGTTTTCTTTGAACGCCAGCACCCACTGTCGGCGGATCTCATTCACGTCTTCCTGTCTTCGATTAACCAGGCTTGCCGGGAATGCAGCGGCCAGCTGTACGAATAGCCCGTTGATAATCTGCGCCACCTGCTGCGTTTGTTCGCGTTCGGTGTACTGCTCAGGCAGGTTATGCGCCACACGGCGAGCCTGTTCCCGGTCAAAACTGCGAATGTTCTCTGCGAGGTTTTTCATTCCAGCACCCCGTCAATCCAGTCGGTGTTATGCAGGTCAATGCCGCCACGGTAAGGTTTTGCCGTTCCGGTTGCACGCAGCCGCTTGGTAGTGAGCTGATCCCACTGCTTGCGCAGACTTGAAGGGCTCAGGATGTTATCTTTCCAGAACTCGTCCCGATTAGCCCACTGGAACAGGTCACAAATTTCGTAGTGCGTGCGCTTGTCCTGGACACGCATCAGCCTGATGGTGTTTGCCCATTCTGCCCAGTTTGGCTCTGATAGCGATGCGTTGACGGTGAGAAGCCTGTCGTAAATCCAGCGAGCCGCCTTGAGGTCGTCAGCGGATCCCCATGATTTACCTGCCGGGGTGTATATCCCGGCGGCAGCTTCTGGATGGCGAGAAAGAAACTTTTGAGTTTTCTGGTTTCGGGATTCGTCAGAATTCCGAGACGAGGATATTTTAATATTGTTCTTGTTATAGTCTTGGGTGTCTACCGTTTCCGGGAAGGTTTTTCCCGTTTTCGGTAACACTTTTCCTGATTTCGGGAAGACTTTTCCCGTTTTCGGCTTGTCTAAAATCCAGGCTGAAAGGTCAGTATTTATACCGACCGTTTTCATCACGCCCTGCTTCTGACTGAAGATAATTTTGCGTTCTGCGAGTGACTTGAGCACATCAGAAACATGCGAATCACTCAATCCTGTAAGCTCGGCGATCACCGTGTTCGTAACGCGGTCCTGCTTCTTGTTCCAGCCGTAGGTAAGCCAGATCACCGCTTCAAAACACTGCCACTCCCGGCCTGACATTCTCAGACGAGGCTTGAGCTGTTGGATCTCGTTAGCGACCTTGGTATACCCGTTCGACAGGTCGGCCATACGACCTCCCGGTTGTTCAGTTCTGTGAGGGAAATTGATAATTTCAGCTGTGTTTGACATACTTAGCTCCGCAATTACACTCCGTTTTTGCACCTGAAAGTCGGTTCTGTTCGCGCAGACCGGCTTTCGCCTTTTCTAGAGTATTCACAACGCCCCCAGCATGGTTGTCACCATCGCCAGCAGCGGCGCAGTAAGGTCCGGATCGACACGGAACATCTCAAAAATCCCCTCGCCTAACTCCTTCAGCTTTTCCTTCTTCGGTGCATCGAGCATCAGAGCTTGCTTCGCCTCACTCACTTCCTTTTCCAACTTGGCCATGCGGTAGGCAAACGAGTCATTTTTAACGACACGGTCGCGGTATCGAAGCGGTAAGACAGACATGATCGCGGGCACCAGCTGTTCGACGTTCTTTCGGTAAGATGCGGAGTCTTCTTTGTTGTCCAGCCAGCGAAACAGCTTCACATTCCAGACATCGGCCTGGCCTGAGAAGTCCACGCCATTAAGCTGAAGTTCTTCTGCCGCTTCTTGGATCTGAAGAGCGACAGCTATGCGCCCTTCTGCCGCTGCCCACGCCCGAACCGCAGAGCAAATATCGCGATGATCGATATCCTCTGCTGCCGGTTCGCTTTGATGACACGGGAATATCAGTCGATTAGAGGAAGCTCTGCTACTCTGTTGAACTGAAACAGTTTGCATTGTTAAGGCTCCTGTTTAGGTAAACCGTCTGTGGGGTTTGGGTAGAGATCGGGGCGTAGCTCGTGGGGTGTCACGCCAGTTATTTTGAAAATTGGTAGAACACGCTCAGCAGGTACTACACCCTGATATCGATTTTTCCAGCGACTAACTGACATTGGTTTGATTCCAAGTAGAAAGGCTAGCTTTGTCGCATTACCAGCCCTGTTTATGGCTTTTGTTAACCCATTCATCTTGTTCTCCGCTATGAATGCAAACCAAATTAAGCCTCGGACTTAAATTAATGTCAAGTCCCTGGCGAATTTCCAAGTTTAAGCAAAAGGCTTATTCTTTAACTATGAAAGAGAAAATCGTACTTAATCCGACGCTTGTTCAACGCTTGTCCGAATTGAACGGGCGAGGTATGACTAAATCCGATATGGCAAGAGTTGCTGGTGTAACACCGCAATCTGTTAACGGCTGGTTCAAAAAAGGGGTTATAAGTAAAAAATCAGCGCTTGCAGTTGCTGATGCTGCTGGAGTATCAGTACCTTGGTTGCTAGGTGAGAATGTAGATGAAAAAGAAGGGCTTAAACCGGACGAACAGAGAATGTTAGAACTCTATAGACAACTTCCGGAAGAAGAACAGAAAAATATGTTGCGTATTTTTTCACTTCGCCTTAAAGAGCTCGATGAGATGTACGAAAAGTACATGAAAGGACGGATCCGTTCACAGCAGTGACGTATAGTCCCCCCTTGAAATCTGTTGCTATGACTTATGTGCTCTTTGATAAGCATTAGATAAAGCTGAATTTTTTATCAATATAAACATATAGATATCTCATGTCATTGAGTTTTTTTTCGTATAAAAGAGTTGATACTTTTTGTGCGAAACGGTAGCCAGCAAACTTGACATTGCAGAGTTAACATATATATTAACTGACACGAGGTCACTGATGAGCAACGATGAGTCGCCATCCAAATGTCCTAACTTGATTGTTGGCTCAATGCTACGAGTCGTCCATTGCGAAGGGGCTTGGGACACATTTATCGAGGCTTTAAATAGCGTATCTGCAAGTAAACGAGACTCAGTAAAAACTCAAATGGATCTGTTGGTTAAGCGGTTATCCGATGGGGGAAGGCTATCCAAAGACTCTTTTCCGCCTGAAGGCCCTCTTCCCTGTCGCCCCGGAAGACCGGCAAAACAGTTTTACGCATTCAAGAAGATTCCGATTCGAGCTTATGGTTGGTTTTCAGAAAGGTATGAAAAAACGTTTTTCATCAGCCATTACATTTATAAGAACCGAGATAAGCTCGCACAGAAAGATACAACAAAAGTCCAAGGGAATTGGACGAGAATTGAGGTAGACGGCGATGAGAAATGACAGTCTTTATCATACTGAAGTTGAAATGCATTCTGAAGAACACAAGCGCCTCTATGCAGCCGAAGAATTAACGTTTAATGTCACTGAAGATATCCTGATCCAAATGGAAGACAGAGGTGTATCTAAATCGGATCTTGCAGAGAAGCTCGGAAAAACAAAAGCTTACATTTCACAATTGCTAAGTGGTTCTAGAAACATGACTTTACGAACCCTTGCAGATATTTGTTTTGCTTTGGATATTAAACCAACTGTTTGTTTTGAAGAAGAAGCAACCACCTCTATAGAATCAAAACCTATACTGTTGAAAGAAACTTGTGGTTGGCAAGATGTTGTTAATGAATTCAATGGCTTTACTGACACTCTGCTTCAGGGAACTAGTACAGTAAATAAATCCAACGTTATTGTAAGGGCCCAGAAAGAGTTCTGGAGTAAAGCTGCATAATGAAGGAATCACTAAAGGTAGCAATTGAAAACTTGGCAATACTTTCAGTTCATTTACGTAATGCTAAGATTGAAATGGATGATTCATATAATTTCCTGAACATTAATTCTATTCCAAGGAAGAATCAGTCGTTTAGAAATGTTGTAAAAATTGAGTTAATCGAAATGGTTCGTGAAGATGATCCGAACGATAAAAAACTCTTTTATTCATTTCTTTATGATGTGGGCGCTCGACTTGTCACACCTGAAAGTGATGATGATGGCAAAGATGATGATGCGATACTTACTATTGAGTCTTGCTTCGAAGCTATTTACGTAGCAAAAAAAGAGCTTGGAGAAGAAGAACTTGAAGCATTTGGTGCTAATAATGTCGGTTATCATGTTTGGCCGTACTGGAGAGAATATCTTCAATCAACATGCTCTAGGTTAGGAGTTAATCCTATAAGAACTCCTTTTTATGACATGAAGAAGTCAGACATCCGAAAAGACTAGTACACAGCGACCCGGCCAATGGCCGGGTTTTTTGTACTCCTCTCCCTATCTCTAACCTCAATTTACTCCCTGTAAACTAACGTTCAGTTCTTCAGTAACTTTGCCAGCTTTTACAACCCCAAAATTATCGAAACCATCACATTTAAGCCTAAAACTTAGCTATCGACTTCGCCTTGAGCTTGATTTTTATTAAGCTCAAGGCTTAATATCACTACACCAAGAAGCACTATGAACCACCAAGGCAGGACGCCCACGAAGTAGCCGCCGACGGCATACGAACAGTCGGATGAGGTGGAGAGATTAACGCGCATCAGGTGTAAACGTTCCGCTGGCCGGCGATAAGGCATAAAAAAGCGCCCCATAGGACGCTTAGCTCTTTAAAAATCTGAATATCCTCAAGACCAGGGAGCATAAATCTCAGGGTTGTAGTTTGAAACGTTCATGCTATAGACGGAGTCACAATTATGGCAACGAGATTGAAAATACCATTTTTTTGTATGGCTATTAAAAGAGGCTTCACCAGTTGGTTGCAGTATCGATATCTGACGCTTGGCATGACATTGTGGGCAAAGATGCACTTCTACCTGCTCCTCACCCACAAGTTCTTTTTTAGAATATACAAAAGAACCGAAATCAAGTTGATTAAGAACGTAACCTTCTGTCTGGGAACTAAAGTCTTCGTACTCTGCAATTTTTGCTTTGAGAAGTATTGCCTCTTCCTCACGCTGACGAATCAAATCGCAAAGAGAGAAGCACTCCGCCTGAAGTGTAATTAATCTGCTCTGAAGTTCTATAGTTGCAGCTTTGACCTCCGCGTCAGTTTTTGCGTCATTAATGACTTTGGCTAGCCCAGCAGTCTCCTTTATAGCGGCCATGGCCGCTGATAGTTCAGCAATCACTTCGAGTACTCTTCTTCTTGTTGGGGATATCCAGATTAAACGAATCCTTGTTGTTGGGGAATAGCAGGATCCACCGAGCCTGATGTGGTCAAAAGACAGGCATTACAAGGAGATCAAAGTGACTGATTACGCACGTAAACCATCACGGCAACAGGCAGTAAAGCTGAACTTCATCGAGGTGATTCTTCGCCGCCTATGCTACCTGCTGGCGCAAAAGGGGAACCCAGATGTGTAACTCAATGAAATGCGGGTACTGCGGCAAGCCGGTTAAACCAGGGGAAGTAGCCAAAAGTACCCTTCTCTATCGCAACGGCGCACAGCTGGCGCGCAAAGATAAAGAATACTGCTCTGAACGTTGTGCTTCGTACGACCAGATGGCCCACGAGGCATAACGTAAAAGCCGCGCAAGGCGGCCCGTACGTCCGGTGCTCCCGACCAAAGTTACACCGGAAAACTACTTAAAAAACCAAAGTTCACCCAATGGGCGCTATCTCTGGCCCGGGGATCTTACATCCAAAAAAGAGGATCTCACATGGAATTTTTCTATGTAGTGAAGGCTACGCAGAAATCAGGCAAAGAAGATGCAGTGATTTGGTTCACTGCGAAATCTGAAGCCCGTGCAAACCTACAGCTCGATGTTGAGCTGGAAGATGCTGGTATTGAAACCGGACGCGGTAAGGATTATGCCAAACCGATTCGCACCGATTTTCCGGTCTTCGACGACCTCCCGGAAGAAAGTACAGTGGATTACACCTGGTGCAAACACTACGAAATCCAAGACGATGGACGCACTTGGCTACCAAAGGCTGGTGCTGAGTCTACTGGCGCCGTGGACAACACTGCCGCACCGGAAACTACCGTTAAAGTCGAAACTACCGTCGAGAGTGTCCCGCTTGAAAACCGCACTCCAGCGGTTCGTTATGCCGTCCACCTGACCAGCGACAAATACCAGTCACACATCACTAAAGAGCAGCAACTGGCTGCCAGCGAAATGTCTCTGGATGAAGGCAACACCTATCTCCAGAATCTGCTGCTGGCGAAGAACGACATCCCTGAAGTTGCCGAACTCAGCCTGAACGCTGAGTGGAAACTGGTTCAGGCGATTAAGCAGGTCTTCGCGCCAGATGAAGAGCACGAAGTAAAGCTACTTACTGCTTTCATGGCCGACTGGTTGAGAGTAGATGCCGGCGACCGTAATGAGGTAGTGAGAGAGTGGAGGAACAGAAAGCTTACTCTGCTCAAATCAGAAAGAACCAGCGACGCCGATTTTACAACCGATCAGGTTCCAGAACCTGAAAACGGTATTCAGATTGACGAGAATGATGACGAAACCACACGTTATCCGGTCGTTCGTATGCCATTTCGCAAGCAGCTACTCGCTCAGTTCACCGCCGATGAACTGCGCCACCACTTAACCCGCGAAGAATACGAAGGTATCAGCGCGCTGGAAATGGACACAGACAACAGCTATGTCCAGAACCTGCTGCTGGCGGCAGAAAACTGCGAAGAGGTGAAGGGTTACGATACCAAAGACCTGTGGCGCTACACCGACGCCATTCGCAAAGTGTTCAGCCAGGAGAAGCGTCACGAACTCGCTTTGGTTCTCCGATTCACCAGAATATGGGCTGCGACTGATTACATTAACCGCGGCATTCTCGTTCGCGAATGGGCAGCCGGTAACCGCATTAGTAATGTTCAGCGCACCGATTCTGGTACCAATGCCGACGGCGGCTATGTAACGGATCGCGGCGAAGGCGCGCATCACACTCTGGACACTCTCGATCTTGAGATCGCATGCGCCCTGCTGCCTATGGATTTCCACCACTTCGAAATTCCTTCGAGCGTGTTACGACGAGCCAAAGAAATCGTGGCCAAGAAAGAAGAACCATGGAAGTCATGGAGCGTAATCTTATGCAATCAACCAGGCATACTGTCGGTGAACCGTGCGGCAATCTTCAATCTGATCCGCATCGCACCAGAAAACATTCATCACACGCCAGCGGCTCATCTTGAGTTTGTGAATAAAACCATGACGGCTGAGTTTAACTCTGCTGTGGAGTTGCTGCCGCTGTCTACTCCGGCTGTTGAGACCGAAGCACCTGTTGAACAACCGCAGGTTGAAAATCTCGGCAGCGGCATGTTCTCCATCGATGGCCTGATGTGTGGAAATACCGAACCGGTCATCAATACCTCCTCAAATGATGTTCAAAAAACGGAAAACGCAGCGGAGACCACCAGCAATGTGCAGATGGAAACGACTCAGCCAGAGAAAGTCGAAAATACTGATCCGGTACAACCAGGCGAAGGCGCTGATGCAGCTGATACGCAAGCAGTTACCGTAGCACCAGCAGAGATACTTGCCGCTGCCGCGCCAAGCCTGGCGAATCAGGAACAGGCGAGCGTTGACCATAAAACAGATTCAGCCAGCCAGAATAGCGTTCCTGCACACCAGAATGAGCCAGAACCGGCACAAAGCGAGCCAGAACTGCAGCAGGGAGAACCAGCTGTTGAATATCCTGCTTATTTTGAGCCAGGCCGCTATGAAGGTCTGCCGAACGAGGTTTACCACGCCGCCAACGGTATCAGCTCCACCCAGGTGAAGGATGCCCGCGTGTCGCTGATGTATTTCAATGCGCGCCACGTTGAGAAAACCATAGTCAAAGAGCGATCCGCGGTGCTGGACATGGGTAACTTGGTACATGCGCTGGCGCTGCAGCCTCAACAACTGGACGCAGAATTCAGCGTTGAACCGGTAATCCCGGAAGACGCATTCACAACGGCCGCGACCTTGCGCGCCTTTATCGATGAGTACAATGCCAGCCTGCCGGTGCTGCTAAGCGCGGACGAGATTAAAGCGTTGCTTGAAGAACATAATGCAGCCCTTCCCGTTCCAGTGCCGCTTGGCACGAGCCTGGAAGAAACGGCTCAAAGCTATATGGCTCTCCCTGTTGAGTACCAGCGTATTGAAGAAGGCCAGAAGCAGACAGCAACAGCAATGAAGGCATGCATTAAAGAGTACAACGCCACCCTGCCCGTGCCGGTTAAAACCAGCGGCAGCCGTGATGCGTTACTTGAGCAATTAGCAATCATCAATCCAGACCTGGTGGCGCAAGAAGCGCAGAAACCGACACCACTGAAAGTGTCCGGTACCAAAGCAGACATGATCCAGGCAGTTAAATCAGTTAAGCCCGATGCCATCTTCGCCGACGAACTGCTGGATGCCTGGCGCAACAACCCTGGCGAAAAGATATTGGTTACCCGCCAGCAGTTGGCCACAGCGCGGGCAATTCAGTCTGCACTCCTGGGGCACCCGACCGCCGGCATGCTGCTGACACATCCAAGCCGCGCCGTTGAAGTGAGCTACTTCGGCTTTGACGACGAAACAGGTTTAGAGGTGCGTGTACGCCCTGACCTCGAGATTGAACTGGACGGCGTGCGCATCGGTGCTGACCTGAAAACCATCAGCATGTGGAACGTGAAGCAGGAAAGCCTACGCGCCAGGCTACACCGGGAAATCATAGACCGGGACTACCACCTCAGTGCGGCTATGTATTGCGAGACAGCGGCGCTGGACCAGTTCTTCTGGATTTTCGTCAACAAAGACGAGAACTACCACTGGATCGCCATCATTGAGGCGTCCACCGAACTGCTGGAACTGGGCATGCTCGAGTACCGCAAAACGATGCGCGCCATCGCCACAGGCTTCGATACGGGCGAGTGGCCAGCGCCGATCACTACCGATTACACCGATGAACTGAACGATTTTGACCTGCGCCGCCTTGAAGCGCTGCGCGCTCAGGCTTAAGGGGGGATTTATGCATAACACAAACGTTACCGTTGCTGACCAGAACACCGTTATTAACTCCAACGTGGCTTTGTTCGATTCCCAGTATCTGAACGCCATCAGCACGTTCGCGCAGATCATGGCGCAAGGCACTGCCACCGTTCCTAAACACCTGCAGGGTAATCAGGCCGACTGCATGGCTGTAGCGATGCAAGCGGCACAGTGGCAGATGAATCCCTTTGCCGTGGCCCAAAAGACGCACCTGATTAACGGTGTGCTCGGGTATGAAGCACAGCTTGTTAATGCCGTCATTTCACGCAGCGGCGTGCTGGCCAGCCGGTTTGAATATGAATGGTATGGTCCATGGGAAAAGGTCGTTGGAAAATTCAATATCCGTAAAGGCGACAAAGGCGAGTACCGGGTCCCGGGCTGGACCCTGGCTGACGAAGCCGGGATCGGCATCATTATCCGCGCAACGTTGAAAGGTGAAGATCAGCCGAGAGAACTTGATTTACTGCTGGCTCAGGCCCGTACGCGAAACTCTACCCTCTGGGCTGACGACCCTCGCCAGCAGCTGGCGTACCTGGCCGTCAAACGCTGGGCGAGACTGTTCTGCCCGGATGTAATTCTGGGAGTTTATACCCCGGATGAACTGGATGATCGCCGTGAAGAACGAGAGGTAAATCCGGCACCGGCGCAGCACGTAAGCCTTGCAGACATTTCAGGTGACAACGTCACTACCATTCAAACGGCTCAGGAATCAGCTCAAAACATCGATGCACTTGCTGATGATTTCCGTGACCGCATCGAGGCGGCTCAGGATGTGGATAGCGCTAAAGCTCTGCGCGCTGATATTGAAACCGTGAAAGCAACGCTGGGTTCTGCCCTATTCACTGAGCTGAAAAACAAGGCCGTGAAGCGCTACTACCTGGTTGATGCACGGAACAAAGTCGAAGCAGCTATCAATTCCTTGCCACCTTCAGATGAGCCCGATGCAGCTACGCGGTTCGCAGAAGTTGAGCGAGTTCTTGCAGCGTCCAAACGCCATCTGGGTGACGAATTGCATGGTCAATTCAGCATCACCCTGGCGGATATGAAACCGGAATACGTGGACTAACGAGATCGGGAGGGGAAACCCTCCCTCAAGGAGAAGAAATGCGACTGATTAACCGAGGCAGTAAGCAATCCCCTTTGGCTCGCCAGGCATGTGAAATCGCACTCGCAGCCCACCAGCAAAGATACGGCGACTATGGGCGCAGCAAGATGAAAGAGACCTATACGGTGAGAGTGGAAGGCGTGAAGGTCTGGGTTGAAGTGGTCAACTGCAAGGCAAGCTACGTGGCCACGGCAATGACCGGCATGCGCCGACTGCGCTCCCTGCCCGGCCAGGCAAACTGAAACTGAAATATCAACGACTGAAGACCGGCATATCTATACTCATGCCGGTTACCTTAGGTGAACCATGTCGCAGGTAATTTTTAACGAAGAATGGGTTGTTGGCGCAAGGCTCACAGAAAAAACTGGCCTGACCGAACGACAGATTGAGAAGTATCGCCAGGGCTGCTGGGTGGAAGGAGTCCATTTTAAACGGGTATCTCCTTCAGGAGAAAAAACCTTGCGTGGCACAACCTGGTATAACTATCCGAGAATTAATCAGTTAATAAGGGATGCGTAAGATGGCAGCTTTGCCTACAGGTGTCGAAATCAGAAACAATAAGATTTGCATCTGGTTTATGTACCGGGGAAAGCGTTGCCGCGAAATTCTAAAAGGTTGGATTAACACCCCGGCGAACATCAAAAAAGCCGGGAATCTTCGGGCTGTGATCGTTAGCGAGATCAACCTTGGAGAGTTTGATTACCACCAGCGCTTTCCTTCATCTTCCAGAGCAAAAAAAACCGTAACCACTGTTTCAGTTCAAACCTTTTCAGAGCTGTGTGAACTGTGGACGAGCATTAAAGAAACAGAAATTAGCGCGAATACGATGCGTAAGACGCGCTCACAACTCGGTACGTTAATGCACATCATTAACGAAGACACGCCGGTTTCAACTATACGGCACAGCGACATTCTGAAATACAGAAAGGAACTATTGAACGGTGAGACACTTTACCTGGCAAATCCCAGAAGCAACAAACAGGGACGCACTGTGCGTACCGTGAATAACTATATATCGCTACTGTGCTCCCTTCTTCGGTTTGCACACAAATCAGGCTTTATCAATGGCAAGCCCTTCGAAGGGATCAAGAAATTACACAAAGGGAAAGTTAAACCGGATCCTTTAACGAAGCAGGAGTTTAGTTTGCTTGCGGAATCCGAGCGTGGCCAAAGCCTGAATATGTGGACGTTCGCAGTATATACTGGCGTCCGTCATGGAGAGCTCGCAGCTCTTGCCTGGGAAGATATTGACTGGGAAAAAGGTACAGCCCATATAAAGCGCAATCTTAATGCGTTGGGCATGTTCGGCCCACCAAAAACCGAAGCAGGTAACCGGGTTATCACCCTATTAGAGCCGGCACTTGAAGCCTTGAAAGCACAGCGTAAGCTGACAGCACTACAGCCTAAAACCGAAATTGTCTTTAATCATCGCGAGTATGGCGCAGTGGAAAATCAAAGCCTGCGATTCGTTTTCATACCCCGGATGCGCAAAGGAGAGCAGAAAGCCTACTACTCTTTATCAAGCATCGGTGCGAGATTCAACGCAGCTGTAAAACGTGCTGGTATTCGCCGCCGGAATCCGTACCATACGCGGCATACTTTTGCCTGCTGGCTTTTATCTGCCGGCGCTAACCCGTCTTTCATAGCCAGCCAGATGGGGCATGAAAACGCGCAAATGGTTTATGAAGTCTACGGTGCGTGGATTGAAGAAATGAATGGCGAACAGGTGCTGATGCTTAACGATAAGCTCGCACGCTGA